CAATTCTGAAATACCAAAGTGAATTTGATAAAATGTCCACTAAAGAACAGAATGGCATACATACCCCAGAAACAATTAAAAAACTTATAATGTTTGGACAAGTTGGATGTGACTCAAGACATATATTTTATGGATCTACACTATTTGGACAAAAGCATGAAAATCTATATAAGGGTTATGAGATTAAAGAAACTTGCATAGAGGAACCTATAGGAAATATTGTTTCAACAAAGTCTTGTATTCCAGAATATGATCGAAATGTAACATCAGTAGACTTCTCAAAGAAGAAATATAACAACATGGTAAAAGATCTTGGGAATTTGTTTAGTGTTAGACAAGAAGTGCATCCAAGTTTGTTGAGAACCTATTATAAGATAGATGTTGATATAGATCCAAAAGCTGAGATTGTAATTCCAAACACTAATAGAGTGAAAGTGCATGATGCATTATTAGATTGGATAGATAGATTTGGTACTGACAAAATGTATGTGATAGATTTAGCAACATGGAACTTACAAGAAAATATGGGTAAGGTTTTAACAGATACATGCATAAAAGCACAATATGGAGCTAAAAGAGAGTTTTATGTTATAAATCTAGGTGCAAAGGCAATGGCAAGAGTTTGTGAAAATAGTTACAAGGTTTTGGCAAAGCATTGTAAAAATGAAATGATTAGTATTCCAGGTGATAGAAAATTTATGCATATCCAGGATTCTATAAATGAAATTACAAGAGCTTCAGAGAGAAGGCAAGATACAATTTACTATGTCAATGGTGATTGCACTAAGTGGTCTTCTTGTGAAACTATGACATCGTTTCTATCTATGAATGAAGGATTAATACCAGTATTTGGAGAAACGCTGTCAAAATATAATGAAGCAACCTTTGCATGCTGGGGGAATAAGCAAATACAGGTTCCACAATCAATATTGAAAAGTCTTAGATTTGTTACAGATAAAACAGAGTATGTAAATGATACAACCCTATTGAATAGTACACAGAATTTCCTTCAGGGAATGTTTAACTATTCATCATCGTTAAAAGCTGTTATAGCAACAGATTATGCATTATATATGTTTAAGAAAATACATCCAAATAAAACAATATTCTGCAATCACTTAGAACATTCTGATGATTATAGTTTAACAGTTAGAACTCAGTCTTTTCAAGATTTCTTAGAATTTAGAATCTTTCATAAACTTGCACAAAGATTATTCGGTATAAATGATAGTTTAAAAAAGACGAATATTCAGACCCATATACTTGAATTCATATCCCTATTCTCATTTAACGGTCAATTATATTATCCACATATAAAAAAATTAAAAGAAGTAGGAACAAATTTACCCTGTAGTGATTTTAGGTCTGATGCAATGTCAATAGTGTCTAGAGTATCTGAGGCTACAAGACTAGGTATTGCTTTGGAAAGTGCTTATTTCATGCAAAGAGTCCATTGCGCAAGCCTAGCAGATGCCTATTCCTTATCACCTGGAATGAGAAATTGTGTTGGAGACGTTGATAGTGTTTTCAATAGACCAATGGAAATATTTGGGCTTCCAGATTGCTTACCAATAATTTACAATTGCATTAAAGGCAGTCCAGATTATTATAGATTATATAAATACGGTTCTACTAACAATAGACTGCATCTAGAGAAACTTTTCAGTATGGGTAATATGGTACAGACAAGCCTTGATATGCC